TTTGTTGAAGCAGATCCAGCACCAATCTTTTGGAAACGAACTACGCTTCCTGCAACATTGCTTACTGTACGAACTGTGTTCCTTAGCTTTGATCCCATTCTTTGGTAAGCCATATGAACTTCAGATTCAAACTGCTTAATAAAGGCTGTGTCAATTGTATTTGCCATGAGCAAATCCCCTTTTATTAAGTTGCGTGGTATCTCTGGTTATCTGATTTTCACCTCAACACGATTGTCCCGAAGGGTCGCTTAGTGCATTACAGGCCTTGATGTGTTATTATAAATACTCTTTTCAAACGAATTGCAACGATTAAATCTAAATAAATCATAACCATAATGATTTTCTATTATCTCTTCAAACTTAAAACCACACCATTGTAGCCATTGAATTGTCTTATCTTGGTCTACTGGAACAAGATTTTCTATTATTTTATAATGTCCTTGGAGCAATTCAATTATACTACACTGCTTTAAAGCCCTAAGAAAAAGCATAAAATTATTATCTATACCTTTTGTTCCTAACATCCAGACAGATGCAGAACCCATTTCATCACTGTATTCCCGTGTGCCACACATGGCTATAGGTTCTTTGCCTAATAGAATAGTATATGTTTCGTTAGGAACTTCTATTACAGCTTCCATTAAACATTTAAAAGGTTCAGCCCCAAATATAGCACACTCTCTTATATCTGAAAGCCTCATGTTCTGAGAGATAGGCATAACGTCAGATATCACTGACCTACATAAAGATATATTTCTAAGTGACGCTATAACTTCACGATTTATATATTGACTTAAATCCATTTTCTACTTCACGAACTACATCAGGGTTGCGTTGACTTGAATTCCAATACTCAGGTTTAGCCATTAGTTCTCTTAGATGTGCTTCATCTGTTTGGTTAATACTATTCGATTCACTACTAACAGACACACCTTTGTTTTGTTCTTGTATGTGTTCTAAGACTTTAACACCATCAGCGGTTGCTGCCATTTGCTCAACCATT